TCAGGAAGATTTCGGGTTAATTCCGCCGTTTAAAATCCACGCTTCCACCTCAGATTGTAAGTACTGTTTGGGGTGGGTGCGGATCGGTTTCGGAAAATTATGATGCTTGGTGTATTTCCAGATGGTCATACGAGACGAAACCCGGATCATCTTCATCACTTCTTTTTCGTCTATCATTTCAATATCACTCATACCCACCTCACACCACGCTCAGGCCACGACAGTGGCACCACACATCAAACATTCTTCTCGTTACTTCCCGACAGTAAAACCCTTCAATGCCTCGCGTAAGGTCGTAACGGTTCTCGTACCGTTGGCGCACCCATATTTCAAATGCCTTATTCAATTGATCCCCCCAGCTTTTCATTAGCCCGACGAACACAGCATTCAAAAGAGGAGGGGGTAACAATCTTTTTCAACTCAGCAACTAGGTAATCATTATGTTGCTGGTGGAATTGCATGTTGTTCTCTTTTTCAATCTGGCGGAGAACAGCAAGGCGAGCCGTAATGATGCGACGCTTTGCTTTTACAACCCGTAAAGCGTTCTCTGCCTTTTTGCGCCACACGCTCCATTCGCTACTGCTGTTTGAGCTGGCCAACTGGCTTTCAATACTAAGCTGGGTTTCTTCAGCTATCACAAGTTGGGACAGACAGTCGTGAATTGTATTAAGGCTTTCAGTATTGATATGAGATTTTTCCACTGTTAACCTCCAAAATTCGTCATAAATTTGTACTCAATCAACGCCCCGAAAATAGCGGCCACCAATAACAGGCCAAACAGCATAGACATGAGGAAAGATTTCATCGTGTCGCCTCGCGCTGAACATTTTTATACGCACGCAGCATGTCGCGAGATTTACCTGATAAAACCGTCTTCATGAAGAACATCCCAGTACGGGTTGCAATGATGCCTGGTGTGCAAAGCAGCGTGGCATCGACCACCCGGTTATGTTTACGGAACTCAAACACCGTACTGGTGATAACGATGTTCGCTACGGCGCCATAGTCCTGGTATTGGATTTTCATTTTCTGTCCTTCAGTTTGCTGTATCGTTCATGGCTCATCACTTCCCAGTTCTGGCCGCCGTCTCGGGACAGCAGCCGCCAACGGCGATTAACCCGCAGGCTCAGGTTCCCGGAGCCGTGCATACGGCAGGGATGAATTCGCCTGGTTCTGAACTGGCGGAGTACATGGACCGCCTGCAGGTGTACCCACTCAGGAATTCGTATCGCTGTCAGGGCCATTGTCATTGCCTCCTGCTGGTGGGGTTACCGAGTAACCGACGCGTTCAGCCATCCACAAAAAAGTCTCCAGCGATGCTGTAACCTCGCCGTTCTGAACTGGGCGTGCGTGGATAACCTTTCCGTTCTCGATCGTCAGCACGATATTTACTGGTTCGTGCGTGATAATTGGTGTCTGATCACTCATGGCTTGTCTCCGCTGTGACTGATTTTTTCTTGGCAAACTCAACCAGCTCAGAAATGAGCTCGTCGATTAATGCCTTTCCGCTTTCTGTCAGGAACTCACCGCTGCCATTCACATCTACGGCGTTGCTGTAAATTCCTCGGATGGCTTTTACACCTTCAATATTTCCGTACTCACTGAGGATCATTTTTTCGAATCGCCTCAACAGGCCGTCAATTAGTATTTCTGTTAATTCGATAGTGTTAATTCCACCCTTAGGCATATTAATGATGATGCAGGTGCTTCCTGTTTTTCGCTGATGGCGTAATAACGCAGATTTAAGAATTCTGTGGCGATACGTATTGATTAAGTTATCCACGTCGCTTTTCCTCCGCTTCACACCAATACAATAAATTTGCCGAAGCATTAAGAGCCATACCTAGTAAAGAACTCTTTTGATTTGTGTTTAACTCATTATTGCTTATTACTATTTCCAGAATGGTGTTAAGGTTCTCCGCCTCTAAAAGAATTTCATCTATTCCTGCCGTTTTTGGGTTCCACATTTTCTATCTCCCATATGCTTTTTTTAGATACATAATCGCAATATTCCAATAACCAGCGGAGCAAAAAATTTTTGCTGTTTTAAATGCTTCTTTATTTTTCATTGAAACTACTCATTTAAGGCGTATGATTCCCGCAGCAATTAAGCTGAGATTAAATGTAGTTATTCGTTTAAATAATCTTATTGGATTTAATTGATTGCTCTTCAATTAACCAAGCACATACATCACCTGTTAGCTTACTTAATAATGATGCTATGGCTTCAATTTCTGAATCATCCATTTTATTAGGATATGATTCCATCATCAGACATATTATTTCAGCTTGGTGAGCTTTCTCTTTTGCTTCGTCCAAAGAAATTTCATGCGCCATGAGTACCATCCTTGAATCCAGAAAGATATGAAGCAGTTTGAGATATCTTATTTGTTGTTATGCCAATTTCAGCAAGATCAGCAATAACGCCAGAAAGATTCAATATTGTTTCTTTATTAATTTCTTTATCTTCTGCTATGGAGAAGATGCTTAAGCTGATATGGTTAATAGCTTCAAGGATAGAGATGGTTTTAGTATCGCAGTCGGATGCGATATCACCATAATCAATATTTGAACAGCCATTTCTATATCGAAAATCTGGAATATCAACGAGTTGATATAATTTTTTTATGGCCAGGTTTGTAGTCATCTCAATGGCTCCGTTGTTTGCCGATAAGATGAGAATAGGGGAGGATTAATCTTTCGTCAATACTATAGTATTAATCTTATTTTCATAATTATATATGTGATTGAAAATAAAGGTTTTATATTTTACGGGCGAAAAAAAACCGGGTCTCCCCGGCTTAGTTCCAAACTGTAGATGTCCAAAACACCCTACCAACAACTTCTACGCCGGACATCTTCGCTACCTCATCAGGGTACTCATCCGCGTTATAGCTACGAATAGTCACCTCATCTGGACCTGTCCGGTACAGGAGTTTGATCCGCTTCCATCCTTCCTGGTTGATCGCGTATATCTTTCCATCAACGATTTTTTTATCTTCGATGTTAACAGCCACTGTTGTGCCGTCTGGTATGAGAGGTTCCATACTGTTCCCGGCTGCGGGGAAACAGATAATGCCTGAACCATCTGTACTTGCTCCAACTCTTCTCAGGGTCGACTTCGAAAACCTCAGTTTATAGCCGTTGTAATCTTCTTCCATAACTCTGCCGCTTCCGCATGCAAACTCAATATCCTTAAGAAATGGGACTTCCACTTCATCATCATCTAAAGGTGTGCTGCTATCCCAAGTTTCGACCTTGGTCCACTTTTCTTCTGGAGGGAAATCATCTGATTTGCGGATGGCTCCAACTCCTTCGCTTAACCACTCCGGCCGCACGCCAAGGACATTGGCTATCTGTACAAGCTTAGTTGTCGATTTTGCCTTACCAGATACTAGCTTTTGAATTGCTCCCTGTGACACGCCGACTGCTTCAGCCAACTGGCTTTGGGTCAGCCCAGCCTTCTGCATGCTGTCTTTTAGCCGGTCCGAAAAAGTCGTTCCACTCATGATTTCGCCTCTGGTTAATACGATCGGATTAATTTAGTACAAAAGCATTTTCCATTCAACACCAGAGTATTCTTGCTAAATTAATACTATAGTAATATCATCCAAATCCTAAAGTATTTTTAAGGGCGGTATTATGTCAGAAAACGCTATCCAGAAAGCAGTGCGGTTGGCAGGGGGGCAATCTGCGTTGGCTAGAGCCATCGGTGTTACTCAGGGGGCAGTTTGGAAGTGGCTTAACAACCTTCAGAAGATTTCTCCAGAAAATGCAGTTGCTATTTCAATAGCTACCAGAGGGGAGGTTAAACCATATGAATTGCGACCAGATATCCCACTGGTATTCCCTCGACCTACAGAGGGGGCCTGATATGTCTCCGGCATTTCAGCAGGTTGAAATGCCCTCTGTGTATTGCCAAGCAGACTGCGATTGGATAGGCGAGCAACTTCAGATACTCAGCGTTGCAGCCAGACAAAAAGCTATCCAACGTTATGCAACTGTGTATCAGGAGACGTTCGAGGCCGAACCCGTTTCGTACCGCAAGGAGAACCGGGCAAGGCATGAAGCAAACACAAGGCTTCGCCTGTTTGTGAGAAATCAGGGCAGAGCTTTACAGGGGTATACCGCCGAACCTCCCCTGGCTGGAACGCGACAGCGCTCCTGATTGTTTCGGGTTTAAAGGTACCCGAACAGAAGCAGGCTTAAAGGTGCCTGTTCAGGTTGGCAACCGACTGACCCAACTCCTCATATGTACTAGGTAGGTAGTACGTTTTTATGGGGAAGAGGGAAAGGGGGGTAAGGGGGGATTGGGTGCAGGGGTAGGAATAGGGTCTTTTCCAACAGGAGAGATCCATTGGTTAAGTAGATCCCAGTCTTAAGGGCGCAATTAAAAAAACGCTCGTATCAGCAAGATAGTACAAGGCGTTCAGGCGCTGGGAACGAAAAAGGGTTCTTCCTGGAAGAGTGATTTTTCAGAGGAACTGAATCAGAAGGGAGGCTGGCAGCCTTTGGGGAGGCCACCAGCCATGTGAGGGGGAATCCATGAAAACCACATCACAAAATTATTATCTCATCAGCACGGGAGCTGCACAATGGAGCTGACGATCACGCCGAATTTTGCACAGGAGCGAGCGCTAAACATGTTGCGCCGTGACTGGAAGGCAAACGACACCTTCATGGTGTATTCGCCAACCGGTAGCGGTAAAACGGGTTTGGCCGCCTTCATCGTTGCCGGGTTTGTCAGCCGTGGTATGCGCGTCCTGTTCTGTGCACCGTACACCATCCTGATCGGTCAGACGGCTAATCGGTTCGTGGAGTATGGATTACCGGGGGATGAAATCGGTTATATCTGGGCGGATCACCCAAACTACGATCCTGCCCGTAAAATTCAGATTGCCAGCGCCGACACACTTATTCGTCGTGTTTTTCCTGAAAATATCGATCTGCTTATTATCGACGAAGCGCACCTGCGTAAAAAACGCATCCTGAAGGATATCGAACGGCTGCGCGGCAAAGGCGTAAAGGTGATTGGCCTGTCGGGTACACCGTTTTCACCGTTCCTGGGCAAATACTATGACCGACTGATTAAACCGACCACCATCGGCGAGTTAATCCAGCGTGGCGATCTGAGTAAATACGAATTTTACGCGCCAACAAAGCCGGATCTGAAAGGCGTAAAAACCAAGTCTTCGCTTGAATACGGCAACGATTACAACGAAACGCAGCTGGCTGAAATTATGTGTGGCTCTACGCTGGTGGGCGACATCGTACAGAACTGGCTGGAGAATGGCCGGGATCTGCCTACCATCGCTTTCTGCGTCAACGTAGCCCATGCCAATTTCCTGACAATCCAGTTTAACCAGGCTGGTGTTAACGCTGAGGTCATGACCGCCGACACTCCAGTGGATGAGAGACAGACCATCATTCACCGCTTTGAAACTGGTGCAACGAAAATCATCGTTAGTGTGGGCGTTCTGGTGGCCGGCTTCGATAGTGACGTTCGATGCATCATCTACGCCAGGCCAACAAAAAGCGAAATTCGCTGGCTGCAGGCGCTCGGACGTGGCCTGCGCACCGCACCGGGTAAAGAGTCCTGCCTCATCTTCGATCACAGTGGCACCGTGCACCGCCTCGGTTATCCGGATTCTATCGAGTATGACGATCTCCCCGGTAAGTCTGACGGCATGGAGGAAAGCGCACGCCGCGCAGCTGAGGAACGGGCCGAAAAGCTCCCACATGAATGTTCTCAATGCCACTACATGAAACCCGCTGGTGTGTACGCGTGCCCCAAATGCGGACATAAGCCGCTGGGCGGTGAGGACGTCGATACGGATACCGGACGCAAACTCAAAAAGCTGGGTAAAAACCAGCATCTGCCCACGAAGGCAGAGAAACAGGCCTGGTGGAGCCAAATAAAATTCTATCAGCGCCAGCGCGTATCGCAGGGGAAAAAGCCCGTTAGTGATGGCTGGTGCGCAAACACTTTTCGCGAGCGTTTCGACGAGTGGCCTAACGGGCTGAGTGATTTCCCGATGGAGATTACACCGACCGTTTCGAATTTCATCCGGCACAAATTGATCGCTTACGCGAAAGGTCAGGAGAAGGCCAAACGTATGCAGGCGGCATCTGGTGCACCTGCGCCATCCTCCATTGGGTAAGCACAGAAAGTGATTAGCGATATCAAACAGCAGTTAGGAAAACGAGCATGAAGACGGCAGAAGCAGCAATCGGGCATTGGCCTACCATCTTTGAGCACTTCGGCCTTCCGCCGATCACCGGTAAAAACCACTTTAAAGGCGAATGCCCGGTATGTGGAGCACGCGGCAAGCTACGTATTGATGACCGCGACGGTCGGGGAACGTGGATTTGTACCTGCGGCAACGGTGACGGTATGAAGCTTGTCACTCTGACACAGGGGAAGCCATTTAATGAGGTTTGCAGGGAAATAGACCACCTGATCGGTAATGATTTTCAGCGTGTAAAAATCCCGGTCAGCAGCAGTGCTACCAGCCTGCGTACAAAGGTTCTGAATAAGTTCGCGAAGCTGCAGCCGTTGCGTGGCACTTCTGGTGCTGCGTATCTCAACGCGCGCGGCATTTTCAGTCTGCCGCTTGAAGCGATCCGCTTCAACGATAAGCAGCGCCATGCAGGGAGGGTGTATCAGTCGCTTTATTCCCTCGCCACCGACGATAAAGGAGAACTGTGCTATCTGCACCAGACATTACTCGATGGCGCAAAAAAGGCAGATATCGGCACCAGTGCAAAGCGACAAAAATCCCTGCAGGAAGATAACTATCTTGATCACGCCCGTTCAGTGGCGATCAGGATGTTCCCGGTGGCCAGCACACTTGGTATCGCCGAAGGCATCGAAACGGCTCTGTCTGCGCACCAGATTTATAACGTAAATACCTGGGCAACCATGACGGCCAACTTCATGAAGAAATTCCGCGTTCCGGCTGGCGTTAAGCACCTCATTATTTTTGCTGACCGTGACGAGAACAGCGCTACCGGGTTGGCTGCGGCCTATGAATGCGCTCATGCCAATCTGCTGGCAAAGAATGACCTACAGCGAGTGAGCGTGTACTGGCCCGATCACGATGATTTCAACAATATGCTCATGAACGGCGATCAGGTTCGTGAGCTGGTTTTCCACAAGAAAAAGGCGGCTGCGTAATGCGTACAGATAACAACGAACATAAAGCACTATTCACCATCCCGACGGCAGCGCACAGCTCAGCCCTGGTAAACATCAAACCTCTACCTGAGCAACGGAGAATCACCGGGCATAAACAGACTGATGCCTATCTGTGGGTACTGGAGGTTATCCGCCTGAATGAACCGGCACATCTGGACGCAGCAGAAGCCGCGCTGGAGAAAATTAAAATCTCTCCAAAAGAGGCCGAGGAACGGTATTCCCGTTATCTTCTGGAGAATGGCTGCGATCCTTTCCAGGTAGCTTTCGGTACCATTGGCATGGATAACCCGGCCAGGGCTATTGAGAATGCGCGTAAGAACATCAAGAAAGCTGCTGATGTGCGCGCTACGTTCGGCAGCTATGAGGCTGCGATGGAGGACGTAGAGGCCGAGCGAGTGATCAGGTCTTCCCCAAAATTTACTGATGATTACCAGTGGGGATGGACAGTAGACGAAAAAAGAGACGGAAGCATTGGCGGCAGCCGTATGAATGAAATTGATGAGCAGCGTCGCGCATATGTTGATGGCTATCGTGACGTTCTGCCAGAGCCTCATACACTGTCAGATGTTGTTCGTGAGTTTGTTTACTGGGACTGGCTCTACAGCGTTCGCCACACTTCAGGTCAGGAACTCGGTTATGAATTTGGTTATTCCGAGCACCATGAATCTGTGTACGACCGTGAGCGATACCTGGAAAAATTTCTGGCGACCATCAAACCTGTGACACGCGTTGAAGCTGTCGAGGTTTGCAGCTGGTTTCTGGCAAGTGGAAAGGGCGAATACATGGAAGACAACGGCGCGGCGGTCATTCTTAATCTGGTTGGGGAGTGCGAACAATGAAGCTTGAGGCATCGCTAAAACACTTCAGCCCACAGGGAATGCATATTAGCGACGACGTGAAAGGAACCTCTCCGGATCGTATCACCGGCACCGATGTTATGGCGGCCATTGGTACCACCAGCAGCCGCGCGCGGTTTGGTCTGGCAGCCTTCTTTGGTAAGACCGGGATCAGTAAATCAGATGAGCAGCTCGCAGTTCAGGCGCTGGCACGCCACGCAATGGAGACGGCACCAAAGAATGTGCGCAAAGCAGCCGGTGGTGAGTTGGGATGGTGCATGCTGATGCTGGCGCAATTTGCCTTTGCTGAATACTCGCGTTCGGCGGCCACCAGCGTGATGTGCCACAGCTGCAGCGGCAGCGGGAGAACATCCCGAACACAAACCACGCGCAAAGTATCTTACCCGTGGGGTAAAGCGCCGTACTGGGCCAGTCGTTCGCGCGCAGTTCGTCCGTCAGACTGGGAGTTGTGGACAGAAGTTACAGAGATTGTGCCTGCTGTCTGTGACGCTTGTGAAGGGAAAGGAGCGATAAGCGCCCGTTGCCGTTGTGGTGGAAAAGGTGAGGTGCTCGATCGCAAGGCTACGAAAGAGCATGGGGCGCCGGTGTTCAAAATCTGTGAGCGTTGTAGCGGGAATGGTTTTTCTTCTGTGCCGTCTACGGCTGCGTACAAAGCGATTCTGAAGCGTGTACCAGAGTTGCACGTCAGAACATGGACGCGCAACTGGAAGCCGTTTCTTGATACGCTGGTGGACAAATGCTGGCAGGAGGAGCGTAGAGCAGACACTGCGTTTCAAAAAGCAACAGATTTTAATCAGGATGAGCACTAAAAGTGCGCGAAAGAAACGTTTGGGTGATGAGAGGTCGCAAAAGTGCGGCCTTTTTTTATTTCAAGAAATTTCGAACATAAAAAGAATATATGTAAGCAGATCTTTTAATTGATGTTTTTTGTAACCTTGGTTAGGATCTGTGAGTAGCGATATTTCATTTCGCACAAAAGGAAAGGCCCCTGCAGTGTCACCTGCCAGGGCCTGATAAAAACATCGGTTTGAATGTTTTCATTGAGATCTCGATTGTGGAGATTACCTCAAGCGTTTTCCCATGTAAAGCATTCAGCACCGAGTATTTTACAGGTGCTATATGCCAATTATCTGTGATAAGAACCACCGTTATAACCCGATGTTTAGCGTACTTCCTGATAGCCAAGCAAGTAATGGAAGACACAAATGCACGGCCTGCGCTTATGAGTTGGGCCTGATGAACAAAGCAGCCGGGATACCTCGCAGCCTTGATGAGTCAGTGTTGGATGGCTTGCCTGACAGCCAAGCCGGCGAGGTGAGACATAAAGACGCATTTAGCGCCTATAACATGGCTTATGACTACTAACAGTTAGCAAGACTCAAAACCCGGCCATCGAGCCGGGTTTTTCTCACTCCTTCCCTGATCGGCCTCGCAGCATCTATTTTTTCAACGCTGAGGGCTTGATTTTGTCCGAAGTTGTCCTGTATGCTTCAGATCGTAGGTTATTGCGCCTGCACGAATCAAACCCGCCTCCGAGCGGGTTTTTTTATACCTAATTTGGGTCGCCGCGAATGAATACATTCATCATTTGTGCATCAGGCCCATCCCTCAATAAACCAGATTGCGAACTGATTTCCGGATCGGGGCTGCCGGTGATTGCTGTTAACTCCACCTGGCGAGCAGTTCCTGATTGTGAATACGTTTATGCGGGTGATCTTCGCTGGTGGGATGCAAACATCGATGTTCTGCCGTCCTCCGCCTCTCGTTGGACCTGTAATTACCGGGCTCATAAACGTTATGGGCTAAATCTGTTTGATACAGATACCCGGTGGGCATTCAACTCCGGGCAGCGCTCTATTCTGTTTGCGGCCAGCCAGGGTGCGAAAAACATCATTCTTTTAGGTTTTGACTGCTCCATTACTGGTGGCAGTCACTGGCATGGCGATCATATCGGTCTTGATAACCCCACAACAGAGAGCGTTACCCGATGGCGTGGGGAGTTTGCCAATACCGCTAGGGCACTGACCGGTAAGGTTAATATCATCAACAGTAGCCGCCAGACAGCGCTTAAGTGTTTTCGTCGTATCGACCTTAATGAGGCTTTACGCGATTTGATGTGAGCTCCTTACATCGACTATTTCCTCTGAATTAAATTTCCAATTCCATCACACACAGCGCCATCCGAACTATCGGAGGTGAGGCCTATGAAAATGCCATATAAACAAGATTTCATCGCTGCGCTACTTGCCGCCAAGGAGCAGGGTATTGGCGCAATACTGGCTTTCATCATGGCGTACCTGCGCGGTCGCTATAACGGCGGTGCGGTAACAAAAACGCTAATTGACGCACTGATGTGCGCGATGATTGCCTGGTTCGTTCGCGACCTTCTGGACTTTATCGGACTTAGCAGCAATCTCGCTTACATAGCCAGCGTCTTTATTGGATACATCGGCACCGATTCGATCGGCAATCTGATTAAAAAATTCGCAGCCAAAAAGGTGGGAATTAACGATGCAAACTAGTCCTGAAGGCATTGCACTGATAAAAAAATTCGAAGGTTGTCGATTGACTGCCTATCCAGATCCAGGGACAGGTGGTGTGCCGTGGACGATTGGCTATGGTTGGACTCATCCGGTAGACGGCAAGCCTGTAAGGCCGGGAATGACGATTGACCAGGCCACTGCTGATCGTCTGCTAAAAATAGGACTGGTGAGTTATGAAAACGACGTGCTGAAGTTAGTCAGGGTGAAACTGACGCAAGGCCAGTTTGATGCGCTAGTATCGTTCGCTTACAACGTTGGCTCGCGTGCTCTTTCAACATCCACGTTGTTGAAGAAGTTGAACGCTGGCGATATCAAAGGTGCTGCTGATGAGTTCCTGCGCTGGGACAAGGCGGGCGGGAAGGTTATGCCGGGGCTCACGAATCGCCGCAAGGCCGAACGTGATGTGTTCCTGTCATGATGGGCAACCTTGAAAGATACTGGAAGCTGCCGGCGCTGATGGCAATAGTTATCGTTGTTGCCGTGCTGTGCGTTCTACTGGCAAATAGCCGATCTGACGTCGCTAAGCTGAAGAGTGATAATGACGTTCTGCGAAGTGACAACACCCTGCAGGGAGAGGTTATCGCTGCACAGACTTTCAACTTCAACCGGTTTAATCAGGTGGCCGAAAACGCCATCCAACTTAACTCACTTATTGATGCCAGCTCCGATAACACTGTTATCGAATACCGGGAGATTCTACGCCGTGAAAAAACCTGTGATCTGCCTGTTCCTGCTGATGTCGCTGGTGGGCTGCTCAACTACGCGAACCGTTTACGTGCCGGCGCAATGCACACCGATACCGGGAACGCTGACGCAGCCAGTGATGGCGCCACTTCCACCAGCTCGCTGACGTATTGCCAGGCTGTTCTCTGGATCAAGCCGCTACTGGCCGCCATCGAAAAAGCGAATAACCAGTTGGCCGGAATACGTGAAATTGAGAAGGCCCGGCAATAACATTACAGAAGCTCTTCACCGAGGGGCTTCGATAATGAGTAATGCCGATATTCACTTGGCTTTGTTACATAAACCAAGAAATTCAATATGGGCACAAGTGTTTTTAATTACCTCGTTATCTTTAGAAAAACTTCCGCCTGATTCATGGTGTAGATCTGAGATAATACTATGCAAATCAGATCGTTCATCGAGAATCCACTGCAGGTTTCTGAGCATTTTGTTACCTGCAATCCGCAAGTTTTCAGAGTCTTGATGACGGAGGCTAAGAGACAACGCGATAATGTCTCTCAACAACATATCGTAGTGTGATATCTCGGCGTTATCGTTTGTTTTAGCGATTTTTTTAGCTTCTTCGTGGATGATTTCCGTAAGGTTTTCAAGTTGCATGGTGTGCCATCCTGATTGCATTGAAAGGGATATTATATCCATGAAATTTCTGTGTTGATTGTGGTTTTAATTATCTCTCGCGAACACTATTAAATACAACGAGATATCGTCACACAAAAAAACGGAGGGTTGTTCTGTATGGCATCGATAAAGCAATCCACTGATGCCAATGGACAATCAAAATATTACGTCCACTGGAAGGATGGAAAATCCGGTCATGGACGTCGCAGAATTTTTAAGAATATTGATGATGCCGCACATCTTTTCTGGCAAAAACAGAATATCGAGCTGGATTGTCGAACCGCCAACTGGACCGGAATAGACCATTTCTGGACTTTCCGAAAGTTAATTCTGTTTTATCTTGGCTATCAGGCTGGCAAGCTGGAAAAAAATATCATACGGCTGTCGTCATATACGAAATGCCGTCACGATCTTCTCGCTGTAGACGGGCCCATACTGGAAAAAAATATACTCCATATCAGCCATCGCGATATCGTTGATTCGGTTCGCACCGGCTGCCATCGCTGGATTCGTTCGGCGTTCTTCCTGCTGGTGGAAAAACGGCTCATCACTTTTAACCCTGTTGACCGTCCCGCGCGCCGGAAGCGTCGACCCATCACCATACCGCCATCATCATCGGTCAGGGAGCTACTGAATAACGCGCCAGTTCGTGAGCGTATCGCGTGCTGGCTCGGGATTTGTGGCCTGCGCATCGGTGAGGCTCTGGCGGTTACTTATAACGACGTGTCAGCCGACTGGATCGACATCAGGGGGCATGTTGTTGATGGCGTTATACACGAGGGGCTGAAAAGAGGCGTGGAGCGCCGGGTACGGATGCCGCGTGAGCTTTTCGCGTTGCTGGATAAAAGTAAACTCGGTACCTCTGAGCCTCTTATCTGCAACCAGTTTACCGGCGCATGCCTCGCTACCAGCTACGGCACTCAGGGAGTTCTCGTCAGAACCCTGAACGACTATGGCATTAAGCGATTCCATCATCTTCGCCATTTTGCTGTATCTCGCCTGGCAAATAAAGGCGTCGATATTCTGAAGGTTTCCCGACTTATTGGGCATTCGAACATCAAAACTACGATGGACGTTTACGGTCACCTGTTCGGGGAAGTGGTGGAGATGGATTTAGACTGAGTTATCCACATAGTGGAAATATTAGGGCGATCCACTATCTCCCCATTCTGCGCGGCCTCCGGGCATCAAATCGCAGTTTTCCCGAAAAAAAGGATATGCCGCATTTTTACCCCCTCTGATATGCCGCACTTGGCACCAGAGAGGACGCGGCCTGCATGCCAGAATTTACCGGGTGATACGCCGCACCCGGATCGGAGAAAATGGATTTTGAACAAAAAATAATCACATTGACTTAGGCGGAAGTATGGCTCCTAAAAAAAGCTTCAGAAAAGCCTACGTCGGTATCGTTATGGACATGGCATTAGCCCGTAGCAAAATCAGCAATCGGATGGTTGCTCAGCGCTTAGGTGTGGACGAGACGACGATCCGTCGCTGGCGTAAAGAGAATATCGAGTTTGAGCGCGCTTTCACTGAGGCTCGCGAAGCTCTCAGAGAGAAAATAAACCGCGTCGCCGGTAAGAGCCTGGACGTTCGTAAACGGAAGGTTGTCACCACATCGCCGGATGGTGTGAAAACCACGATTGAAGATGTGCTGCCCACGCACAACGATATTGCTGTTTTCTCAAAGGTGCTCGGTCTTGGTACCAGCGTCTATAGCGAGGACGAACGTCAGCGTGATGTGCTTCGCGAGGTGATGAAACACAAGGTGGCCGGGAAATACTCCGCGCTGGAGGCGGCGCAGTTGCTTGAGGCTGAGGGGGTAAAAGTTCCGGCAACCCTGCTTATGGAGCTGGGAGCACCGAAGATTTTCGAATCGTTCAACAATATGGACGAGGCAGCCAAAGCCGACGCGGCGAACCTGACCCCGCAGGAAGCAGCAGATATCTACAAAAAATATCTGGGCTGAAAATTGCAAAAACAGGCGTTTCGAACCGTAAAAACGCTATGCACTTTTTGACCCGTTTTATGCACGTTTTATTCATCCCGATTTGACCACTTTTCTGTTCAAAGCAGAGGCTTCACGCCGTTTGCGTGATGGGTGCTGTTGCGCCAGTGCGGGTAACAACCATTATGTTAAATCGGGGCGTTTTTGAGGAATTTATCTGTGCCGATTCCGTTCCCCTTTGACTTCCGCAAACCGGACTATACCGCCGTGTTTGAGTGGAGAATGGAGAGGCTGGAACGGGTCAGGAAAGCGCCTGAAATACTTCCGGCACTCCGTGAGTTCTACCGCACTAACCCAGCCCAGTTCATCATCGACTGGGGCATGACGACGGACCCGCGTAACCTCGATTATGGTCTGCCAGCCACCATCCCGTTTTTGCTGTTCCCCCGTCAGGAGGAATGGATTAACTGGATTATGGACAGGCGCGCCAGTCTTGAACATGGACTGACAGAAAAAAGCCGCGAAATGGGGCTGAGCTGGACCTCTATCGGTCTGGCCTGTTCGCTTTGCCTGTTCAATAAAGAAATGGTGATCGGGTTTGGTTCCCGTAAAGAGGAATATGTCGACAGTACCGGCGACCCGAAAGCACTTTTCTGGAAAGCGCGTAAGTTTGTCGAGCTGCTGCCGGTAGAATTTCGCGGTTCATGGAATGACAAAAAACATGCTCCTTACATGCGCGTTGAGTTTCCGGAAACGGGCGCGGTCATTAAGGGAGAGGCAGGCGATAACATTGGCCGTGGTGACCGTACCACGCTTTATTTCGTGGATGAGTCGGCATTCCTGAAACGGCCATTAATCATCGATGCTGCGCTTTCTCAGACAACCCGCTGCCGTATTGACCTCTCATCCGTCAACGGCATGAATAACCCGTTTGCCCGTAAGCGGCACAGCGGAAATATCCCGGTGTTTACGTTCCACTGGCGCAGCGACCCGCGCAAGGATGATGAGTGGTACCGCAACGAATGTCTGAAAATTGATGATCCGATCATCGTTGCTCAGGAACTGGATCTGAACTACAGCGCCTCTACTGAGGGGATTCTCATTCCCTCGGAATGGGTACAGGCTGCCGTCGACGCGCATATCAAACTGGGTATTCAGCCCAGCGGCCAGCGCCTCGGTGCAATGGATATTGCAGACGAAGGGAAAGACAAAAACGGCTTTTCCTGCCGCTATGGCTTTCTTCTGCAGAACGTTCACGAATGGTCTGGCATCGGCAGCGACATCTACGCCTCTGTCGTTAAATCGTTTGGGTATTGTGACGATTACGGCCTGTATGAGTTCCGTTTCGATGAGGACGGTCTGGGCGCCGGTGCGCGTGGAGATGCTCGCGTGATAAACGAGCTCAGGCAGGCTGAAGGCCGGGGAACAATCACAGCTACGCCATTCCGTGGTAGCGGTAGCGTATTCGATCCGGAAGATGAAGCCGTTCCAGGCGATAACGGTAAAGCGGCACGCCTGAATAAAGACTTCTTCGCGAACGCGAAAGCACAGAGCTGGTGGCATCTTCGCAAGCTGTTTCGTAACACCTTCCGTGCGCTGAACGGGATGGAATACAACCCCGACGAAATCATTTCGATAAGCAGCAAGATAGAAAATATTGACCGCCTGCTGATGGAGCTTTCACAGCCTACGTGGTCGAAAAACGCCGTGGGTAAAATCCTCGTGGATAAACAGCCGGAAGGTACAAAATCTCCGAACCTCGCCGACGCCGTGATGATTAACTACGCGCCGATGGATTCCTCTCTTGATAATTGGGCCAAACTGGCCGGAGCGTGACATGTCCCGTAACAAACGCCAGAACGGCGCACAAAAGCCCGTTGCGACAGCTGACGGGTACAACAATTTCACGGCCAAACTTGGTAGCGACACCAGAAACATACAGACGGGCGGAATGTACATGCCCGGGTACATCAGCCGTAACAGGGTGATGCTGGAGTTTGCGTATCGTTCATCGTTCCTCGTGGGGGCCGGTGTGGATGCTATGGCCGATGATATGACCCGCAAGGGCATTAACATCAGCTCAAAGCTGAAACCCGGCCAAAAGGGCAAGCTCGAAACCTTCTGGGATGAGCTCGCTATATGGGATGGGCTTAACGATAACCTCAAATGGTCACGATTGTACGGTGGCGCGGTGCTGGTGGTTCTGCTTGAAGGGCAGGATATGTCCTCCCCGCTAAAACTGGATCGTATCAAAGAGGGGCAGTTTAAGGGCGTGATGAGCCTTGACCGCTGGATGGTTAACCCGAGTTATTACGATCTCGTTACCGATTACGGTCCCGATTTTGGGAAACCGAAATATTACAAGGTAATCACGAACCAGCAGGGGATTCCCCCCTGGAAGATCCACCATAGCCGCGTTATCCGCATGGAGGGCGATACGCTACCTTTCCAGCAGGCCCAGACGGAAAACGGCTGGGGGATGTCTGTTGTGGAGCGTATTTTCGAGCGTATCGAGGCGTTCGACACTGCGACGGTTGGCACCACACAGTTGATCCACAAAGCGCATCTGCGGACATACAGCATTGCTGAACTTCGAAAAATACTTGCTGCAGGCGGCGACCTCGAAAAAGCGCTGATGAAGCACATGGACATGATCCGACAGTTTCAGACGATCGAAGGTATGACCATCATGGACGCTGCGGACAAGTTCGAAACGCACAGCTACACGTTCGCGGGTATCGCTGATGTCCTTCTGCGCTTTGCTGAGCAGGTTTCCGGCGCGACGGGAATTCCTCTCGTTCGTCTGTTCGGGCAGTCACCTGCAGGTTTCAACACTGGCGACGGCGATCTGGAAAACTACTACAGCCGGGTTAACTCGCTGCAGGAGAGACGCTTACGCCGACATATCCGTTGGCTGCTCGATATCTCCTGGCGCTCTCTATTCGGTGAACCACTGCCTGACGATTTTACTTTCGAGTTTAACAAGCTCTGGGAGATGTCAGACGTGGACCGTGCAACGATGGCGAACAATGTGGTTACTGCACTTGGTACCGCCGTTCGTGACCTTGGGATGCCGCCTGCAGCAGCGCTTAACGACCTCAGGAACATTTCTGATGTGATTGGCATCGGTGGTTCTATCACTGACGAGGACATAGAAGATGCGAAGGCCCAGTGGGAGGAGGATGAACCTGAAACCATCCCTCCGCCGCCGTTCGGAGATCCAGTATCGAAAAAGCCTGTTGGCGATAGCAAACCAGATAGGGCAGATCGTCGATGGTACCTACGATGGTTCACAGGCCAGCGCTGACAGCATTTCGAAAACGCTGGTGGACTATTCCGAGGTAATCAGCGACTGGGCAGAGCAGGTCGGGCGAAGGATGTTTGCCCAGGTCGAGCAGGAGGAATGGAATCAGTGGAAATCGGTATCAGAGGAAATCGGCGCTGGCCTGCGCGATGTGGTGGGTAATACCCCCGTCGGGCAGGTGGCGCAGGATATCGTGTACCGCCAGATTCAGCTGATGAAGTCCCTGCCGTTGGAAGCTGCCGATCGCGTGATGGACATACAACAGCGCGCAATGCAGGCGGTTATCACTGGTGAACGTCCGGACGAGCTCTACGAGATGATCATGGCCTCCGGTGACGTGGCCGCCAGCAGGGCGCAGCTGATTGCCCGTACAGAGATTGGACGAGCTACCGGCGCGCTGACGCAGGCCAGAGCCCTTTCGGTTGGATCAGAGGGCTACTGGTGGCGTATCGAGGGGGCAGGAACGCGCGATTCTCACCGCAAGATGAAAGATAAATTTGTGCGCTGGGATAACCCGCCGACGCTGGACGGTATGACCGGACACGCCGGATGTTTGCCGAACTGCAAATGCTGGCCTGAAGTACAGATTCCTGCACCGAGAAAATGAAAAATACGGCTTTGAGCATTCATTTCATGCGAACTGCAATACCCGCGAAATGTTATGAAAATGTTGTGTTCGAAAAGACCGATTTTCAGCCCAGTTAATCGCTACTTTTACGGCTTTAAGGGGACATTTTAATCGAGTCCATTTTCGTCGGTGCGGGTAAGAACTCTTATGTTAAATAGCCCGTTATTTTGAACATTTTTCCCATCTCACAAGGTCGCCACTGAGCGGCCTTTTTGTTGCCCGTAATCGAGCAGGTAACCCATGAAATATTTCTTCACTACACGCCTGGGAGAAACGCGTTATCTGCAGGCGGATGGCTCACTGCTGTGTAAAGACGTACCGATCGCACGTACAGGAACGCAGGTCTACTTACCCGAAGAAATCGACCTCGAGCCTGACGCCAGCGGCACAGTGACGGTCTGGCGAACGGAAGATGAGGTGTTTTCCCCGGAAACGATGGCGAGCTTTGAGGGCGTGGCCGTCACGCTGGGACATCCAGAGGATAGTCTGGGCAACATCGTATTCGTTAACCCATCTAACTTTGCTGAGCTGGCGCACGGACATATTCAGAACGTCCGACGCGGCACCGGCGATAAATCGGATCTGCTCATTGCTGACGTGCTGATTAAACGGCAGGAAGCAATCGACGCGGTGAATTCTGGCCTGACCGATGTCAGTTGCGGCTATGACGCGCAGTACAAGCAACTGGCACCCGGCAAGGGCAAGCAATACCAAATCACAGGTAACCACCTCGCTGTCGGCATTGACCGGGGGCGTGCTGGTGGCCGCTGTGCAATCGGGGATTCCATCCCATCAACAACAAAGGAGAAGCCTGTAATGTCATGGCTTAAAAAACTGGCTCAGGCCATTAAGACGAAAGATGAGGATGCACTGGCAAAACTCATCGATGAAGCGCCGGACATGCCGTCTGATGGCATGGCTTCAATCCCCGGTGTAACTATCAACATGAATGCTCCAGCGCAGTCTACCGCGCTCCCTGAAGCGAATCGCTCCACTACGGACGAAAGCGATCCGAATAAAGAGAAAACTGGTGATGAAGAAATTCCTGACTGGGCGAAAGCGTTGCTGGTTCGCCTGGAAAAGCTGGAGGGTAAAACCACCGATGGCGATCCGGACCTGGGCAACATGACCACCGACGAAGACGAAGAAGAAAACCGCAAAGTGACGGGTGATGCAGCCTTTAAGCGCAACCTGATCGCCGATGCGGAAATTATCTGTCCTGGCTTTCAGCCTGCCAGCGATAAGAGCCTTAAACGTCAGGTGCTGAATCACGCAATGCGCACCGGCGACAGCCTGAAATCGTTCGGCGTGGATGATTTCTACAAAGCGCCAAAGGCCACGGTCGACGCGGTGTTTACTGCCGCTGTGGCGCTGCATAAGGCGAAAAATCAGCTGACCCCGCTGAACAACATTACCCGCACCACGGACAGCGGAATCAGCACTAAGCATCTTTCCCCGGCAGAACTGAACAAGGTCAACGCCGAATTCTGGGCAAAAAACAAATAAGGTAAATCATCATGGCAGGTACTGCATATTTAACGCGCATGCCCCTGGGCATTGCCGGGGGCGTTACCCGTCCTCGTGATCTCACCATCGAGCCGGTTAGCCTGGATCACACGAAGCAGTTCGCGTCCTACGGGCTGGTTGGTAAATACGTGAACGATAAATTCGTTCCGCTGGAATCTGGCGACACCATCAGCAAAGTGAAAGGGATTCTGGTTCGACCGTTCCCGATTACCTCTGCTCTGGACCTTGCTTACATCGGTGTGACGGCTAATCAGGTTGGTGACAACCTGAAACGTGGTTACATCTGCGTAACTGCTACAGCAGGCAACGCGGCGACCGCGAAAAAAGGCGATCCGGTTTACGTTCGCGTGGCTGGTGGCACCACTCAAAGCCCGGTTGGCTCCTTTGTGCTGTCTCCGGACTCTACCGCATCAAATACACCTCAGCTGCCAAATGCAGAGGTCATGGGGCCAGGTGAAGCCGACGGCCGTATTGAAATCGCTTATAACATCTGAGGGAATAATTAATGTTTACAATTGACAGAGCGACCATCGACTCCACCGGCGCGTTTCTCGTCGGCGAACTGGAGCGCATGGATCAGACGCTGAACATGCCTTTAGTGTCCTACAAATGGTCACGCGACATGCCGCTGCGCAGCGACATTTCTATCGCTGATGAAGTGTCATCCTTCACTAATACCGATTTCGTGGGTGTTGGTGGTCCAAACCCTAACGGTAAAAACTGGATCGGCAAAAAAGCTACTGCCATTCCTGGTATCGAACTCGATATTCAGCCTACCCGTAACAACCTCACCTTGTGGGGGCAGGAAATCAGCTGGACGGTGCCGGAACTGGCTTCTGCCCAGAAACTGGGCCGTCCGGTTGATGTCCAGAAATACGAAGGCATGAAACTGAAGTGGAACATGGACACCGACGAACAGGTTTATATCGGTGATAACGAGCTCGGCGTTGCTGGCCTGCTGAACCTGCCGGATGTTACTCCTGTTGCTGCAGCTGCAGCGTGGACCGCAACCACCGATCCGGATGTGATTGTTCAGGATATCAACCTGGTACTGTCTGATGGCTGGGTTCGTTCTGGTTATGCGGTCTGCCCGGCGAAAATCGGTCTGGCGCCGGAGCTGTTCGGCCTGCTGGCGAGCAAAAAGGTTTCCTCTGCAGGGAATATCTCTGTGCTGGAATACGTGAAGATTAACACCATCGCGTTTCAGGAAAACGGTACACCACTGGAGATCGTCTCCATAAAGTGGGCCTCCAAGCGTGGCGCTGGTGGCGCGCATCGTATCGTTGCTTACACCCAGGACGAAAAATACGTTCGCTTCCCAATGGTTCCTCTGCTGAACACTCCGCTGGAGTATCGCGGCCTGCAGCAGTTGACCACTTACTACGGCAAGCTGGGCCAGGTGGAAACCCCGTATTCCAATACGATCTCTTACCTGGACGTTCCGGCGTCTTAACCTGAAACAGGCGGGGAAACCCGCCTTTTTTTATGGAGCAAAAACATGAAATACGTTGTTTCCGGTGGCGCGACTCTCAGCTTTGCCGACGGTTCTAAATTTGAGCTGTCTCAGGGCATCCACGACAGTTCCTCTTTCCCGAAAGAAGTTAAGGACCACTGGGCCTTTAAAGCCTATGCGCGCCCGATTGACGAAGCCGATCTGGCGAACGAGCAGAGCAATGAAGACCTTTCCGCGAGCCTTGTTCTCCTGGTAGAAGAAAATAACACCCTGAAAGCGCAGCTGGCTGAGCATGAAAAAACCATCACCGCGCTGGGGAATGAAAACACAGACCTGAAAGGGCAACTGGCAGCCGCTCAGGCACCAGCAGGCGGTAAACCTGCCGACAGCACGGACAAAACCGATAACACCGGCGGGGACGCGAAAAATGCCAAAAAACAGCAGGCTTCCGACTAACGATCAGTTCCGCACAGACTTTCCCGAGTTCGCCGATAAAACCCGCTACCCTGACCCCTCAGTGAATTTCTATCTGGGGCAGGCTGATTCGCTCCTGAATCAGGACGTGCAGGGCGATCAGTTCGTCTACCTTGCTGAACTATTCACGGCTCACTATACGGAGCTGCGCGGCCGCACGCTGGCCGCCGCTGCCGCTGGTGGTGTGAACAGCAACGGCGCAGCAGGTGTCGTGTCCTCTAAGTCCGTGGATAAGGTTTCAGTGAGCTATGACGTGTCCGGGGTAATCAATCCGGATGCTGGTTTCTGGAACAGCACCGCCTACGGGCGCGAGTTCTACTGGTGGTGGTCGATGTTCGGCGCTGGTGGCAGGCAACTGCTATGAAAAGCGGGTTAACGGTTCGTGCTGATAACGCCGTGGCTGTTTTGGAATCCCTCCGCCAGTTATCCGGAATGGATGTGCTGGTGGGAATACCTGAGGACAAGGCAGGGCGTGAGGATGGCTCTCCGATTAATAACGCGGAACTGGGCTACCTCCACTCGACGGGCGCAACGGTGGAAATCGACGGTACAACGGTCACGCTTCCCCCGCGGCCTTTTCTGGATATGGGGATCGAGGATTCAAAACCCCGAACCACTGCACACCTCAAGGCAGCGGCAACCGCCGCGCTGGAGGGGCAGACTGAAGCAGCAGTGCGTGAGCTGGAGAGCGCCGGACAGATTGCCCGTGACGCTGCAAAAGCCGTTATCGGTGCTGGTGACCGGTTGCACCCACTTTCTGAGAAAACCCTCGAACGCAGAAGGGCCGAGGACATTCCCGGCGAAAAGCCGCTGTATGCCCACGGATACCTGTTGCGCTCAATTAACTACGTCGTGAGGAAAAAATAATGCCTCTTCTCGATGTGAGCGATGTTCTTCTCGATCCCGACTTCATGGACACCAGTCTGGTGTGTCACCGGCAAGTTCAGACGGTGGATGAGGACAATTTCACGAAAAACACAGCTCAGGATATCCCATTCTCTGGCGTGGTGACGGTTGACCGTTCTCTGGAAGCCAGGCGAATGGCGGCAGGCCAGAACATCAGCGGCGCGATCCTCATCGTGACGCAGTTCAGATTAACCCAGGGTCAGCCCGGTTCAGACAGCGCCCCGCGACTTGATGCCGATATCGTGAGCTATAACGGGCGCGCTTACCGGGTGACATTTGTCGATCCGTACACCAGTTACGGCGCCGGATTCGTCCAGGCGCATTGTGAGCTGGTGGACTTTAACGGAGGGACGCCAGTTGAGTAATGACAGCACCGCGCGCGGTTATCTGACGCCTGTCGGGGATAGCCCCCAGTATGACGAGGCGCTGGAGCGTGAGATCAGCCGGTGGATTCGTGGCGTTTCTGGCTTGCCGGCCGCGCTTGTTTTCCCCCGATGGACTGACCCGCAGCCGCAGATCCCCAACAACGGGGTGACGTGGTGCGCCTTCGGTATCACTACCGTTCCCCAGCCGTTAAGCCAGTCCGATGTTCAGGTTTCGGAAGAACAGTCCGAGCAATGGACATGGGAACAGGTAACGGTGATTTGCTGCTTCTATGGCCCTCTGGGGGCCAACACTGCATCAACTTTCCGCGCGGGGATATTCGTCGAGCAGAACAACGCCGAGCTGAATCGCTCGGGGCTTTCGCTGGTGGAGACCGGGACTATCTACAACTTGCCAGAGCTCATTAATAACCAGTGGGTGAGGCGCTACGACCTCACCATTACGCTGTCCCGCAAAAACATTCGTACCTACAACGTCCGGACGCTGCAAGATGCGCCCGTCTCATTTTTCGGAGACTAAATTATGCCGCAGGGATTACCTGTATCTAACGTCGTGAATGTCGACGTGATCATTGGGCCGCGTGCGGCTACTGGTCGAAACTTTGGTTCACTGCTCATTCTCGGGAGCTCGACGGTTATCCCGGTTTCTGAGCGTATTCGCCTCTACTCATCCCCTGAAGATATCGGCTCTGATTTCGGCGTGGATAGCCCAGAATATGAAGCCGCGACCGTGTATTTCTCCCAGTCGCCGAAGCCTCAGCAGGTGTACGTGGGCCGCTGGGCAAAAACGCTGGTATCTGCAGAGAGCGGTTCAACGGAAACACTGCTGCAGGCCGTGAACGCCGTACTGAATTACACGAGCTGGTATGGCCTTGCCGTTGCTGATGATGACGATATCGACGACGCTGACTGGCTGAGCGTGGCCGCCGCGATCGAGTCTTCCAGTCTCAGCCGAATTCTGGCGATTACCACGGCAGATCCCCAGACGGTAAACGCGACCTCTACTACCGACCTGGCTTATAAACTGAAGGCGGCAAAATACAGCCGTACGTTTGTGCAGTATTCCACCAGCAGCAAGTACGCTGCGCTGTCTGCGTTTGGCCGTGCGTTTACGGTGAATTTCAACGGCAGTAACACCACCATTACCCTGAAATTCAAGCAGGAACCGGGTATCACCTACGAGACTCTGGATCTCAGCCAGGCTAAGGCGCTGGATGCCAAAAACTGTAACGTTTACGTGTATTACGAGAACGATACGGCAATTCTGCAGCAGGGCGTCATGTCCAGCGGCGATTTCTTCGATGAGCGCCACGGGCTCGACTGGCTGCAGAACTACGTTCAGACCAACCTCTATAACCTGCTCTACACCAGCACAACCAAAGTCCCGCAGACTGATGCGGGTGTTACACGTCTTCTTTCCAATGTTGAGAAATCAATGGATCAGTCTGTCACGAACGGGCTGGTGGCTGCTGGCGTATGGAACGGCGGCCCAATCGGGCAACTGGATTCCGGCGATACGCTGACAAAAGGCTATTACGTCTACGCGCAGCCGATTTCCGAGCAGGCGCAGGCAGACCGTGAAGCACGTAAGGCACCGGTTATTCAGGTGGCCTGTAAGCTGGCTGGCGCGGTTCATTTCGCTGATGTTCAGATCAACGTCGTTCGCTAAGGAGAACATGAATGGCTACTTATTCTTTTATGGACGTCACGGCGTCCCTCTCCGGCCCGACCGGCGAGATTGATCTGGGCTACGGTTCCGCCAGTTCAGAGGAGGGGATCACCGTTGCAATGGGCGGTCCTAAAAACACTATGACAATTGGTGCTGACGGCGAAGTGATGCACAGCCTGCACGCGGATAAAAGCGGCACTGTAACCGTCAACCTGCTGAAGACCTCGCCGACAAACAAAAAGCTGTCGCTGGCGTATAACGCACAGAGTCAGTCCTCAGGTACCTGGGGAAACAACGTCATTGTGATCCGAAATAAGGTAAGCGGAGACATCATCACGGCGCGCAGCGTGGCATTCCAGAAACAGCCGGATAACGCCAACGCTAAAGCCGGTAATACGATGCCCTGGGTGTTTGACTGCGGCAAAATCGACCAGGTACTCGGAGAGTTTTAACAGATGGAATTTTCAATCAAAGGCCACGATTACCGCGTGGCAAAACTCAGCGTTTTTGACCAGTTGAAAGTGACGCGCAAACTGCTGCCAGTTCTGGCGGGCATGATGTCAGATTTCGGGAGCATTCGCTCCCTTTTGCCTGCTGATGGCAAAATCGACACCGTGAAATTCGATCAACTGAAGCCGATGTTTGAAACCCTGCTCCCGCGTATCGCTGAGGAACTGTCTTCCCTGACCGAAGAAGACACCAACGCGATTATTCATCCGTGTCTGTCTGTGGTTTCACGTAAGCATATGGACGGATGGACGCCAGTATTTAGCAGCGGACAGTTGATGTTTGCCGATATCGACCTGTTGACCATGCTGCAGCTGGTGGCGCGGGTGGTCGCCGATTCACTGGGAAATTTTTTGCCCGTGAGCCCTACCAGCGCGACGCCGGGCCAGCCTCAGGGTTAACCCTCAACAGGCTGCCTGACGGGCTGTCTTATCTCCTTGACCCGGTTGACGCCGGGTTAATCCCTTATTACGCGCTGAAGGATGGATCAGTCGATCTGTGCGATATCGCGCTGATGAATGACCACCTGGCCGTTAAGGCAGACAACCAGCGCCGTATTGAGAAATGGAGAGAGGATAATGAACGCTGAGACTATTAAAGATTTCCTGGTCTCGCTCGGCTTCGATATCGACGAGGCAGGCGCCGCTAAATTTGATTCAGTCCTTGCAGGTACGACCGCAAACGCCATCAAAATGGGACTGGCCGTCGAGGGGGCCGCGCTTTCTGTGGTGGCCTACACGGCGAAAATTGCCTCTGGTCTGGATAACCTCTACTGGGCGTCACAACGTACTGGTGCGACCGTTCAGGGCATTCAGTCGATTGGTTACGCTGTTTCTCAGATGGGCGGCAGCGTGGACGCAGCACGCGGCTCACTGGAAAGCCTCTCACGGTTTGTACGAAATAATCCCGGTGCGGAAGGTTTTCTGAACCGTCTGGGCGTACAGACGAGAGACGCCAGCGGGAACATGCGCGATATGGCCGCCATTTTTACGGGTGTCGGTCAGAAGCTCAGCAGCATGCCGTATTACCGGGCTAACCAGTATGCGCAGATGCTGGGCATTGATGAAAATACCCTCATGGCGATGCGCCGTGGTGTGGGTGGCTTCTCTGGACAATACAGCGCGATGGCGAAGGCTATCGGTTTCAATGCTGATGAGGCGGCCAGAAGCTCCAACAAATTCATGACCTCTCTGCGCGAGTTCGGCGCGATGGCTGGCATGGCCCGTGACAAAATCGGCTCTAATCTTGCTGGTGGCCTTGCGGGTTCGCTGGACACGCTGCGCCGCCACATCCTGGATAACTTCCCGCGCATTGAGCAAACGCTGACGAAAGCCATAAAAGGTATTCTGGCACTCGGGGATATTATCGGGCGGTTGTTCTTCCGACTTATCGAAGGAACATCGGACCTTATCACCTGGTGGCAATCACTGGACAAGCAGACGCGGGAGCTGATCTCGCTGTTCGGTGCACTGACGATAGCGCTGCGTATTCTGAACAGTACGTTCTGGATGTCGCCGATTGGCCTGATTACCGCGCTGGCGGCGGGTATTGCTCTGTTGTGGGAGGATTACAAGACTTGGAAGGAAGGCGGTCAGAGCCTGATTGACTGGGGGAAATGGAAACCTGAAGTCGACGCCGCGCTAAAGATGGTTCGTGACCTGAAAGCGACCGTTAACGACCTGGCGAAAGCACTGGCAAAGCTGCTCAACATCGACCCGAAAGCATGGTCCCTGAAGTGGGATTTCAGCAACTTTATCGACCAGATGGGCGAGTTCAGCAAGATGTTGAACATGATCGCTGACCTGCTTAACGCCATCAAAGATGGTCGCTGGGCTGATGCCGCCAGCATCGGAAAGCAGCTTCTTAATCAGGGAAGCGGTTCACCGTCAGCAATGCCTGTAGTGACTGACAGCGCCAACGGTACCGCCGACTGGATTAATGAGCACTGGGGCTTCGATCCTCGCAGCGTGGGACGAACGGTGCGCGGCTGGTTTGGTAATGATGAACCGGAACAGTACGGCCAATCTGTTAAGCGACCACAGCCAACAAAAGCGGGCTCCCAATTGCTTGGCTGGATGCAGCCGATGCTTACCAATCTGGAACAGCTATACCGACTTCCGGAAGGTTTGCTGCGCAGTGTGGCCATCACGGAATCAGGCGGAAATCAGTTCGCTGTTTCAGGTGCTGGCGCTAAGGGACTATTTCAGTTCATGGACGGCACGGCGCGTGATATGGGGTTGCGAGGGAATGATGTTTTCGATCCGGAAAAGGCCGCACGGGCAGCTGCAAAATATCTCTCACAGCTACTACAGGCTAATGGGGGCGACCTGAGCAAAGCGCTGGCGTCTTACAACTGGGGGATCGGAAACGTGCAGAAACACGGAATGGCCCTGATGCCCCAGGAAACCCGCAACTATATTCCGAAGGTGCTAAGCAACATGCCTGGGAACGGTGTAAAGGTTGATCAGAAGAACAATTATTACATCTACGGTGGAGGTGATCCGCGTTCTGTTGGTACTGAGGTCGAACGTCGGCAGCAGTCTGCGAACGCTCAGGTTATGCGTGGTAATCAAACGAAGGTGGGCTAATGGATATTCTCTCTACGCTCTTTCAACAGCAGAGCCGGAAAATAGGGGTTATTGTCCCCAGCGTGGTAGTTTCTGAGAAGCACAGCGACACGCTGGAGATAACAGAGCACCCGGTCGAGGTCGGGGCCGCCATCGCAGACCATGCCTATAAAAAGCCGTCTGAAGTAGTGATGGAGGTCGGTTTCTCTGGTGGCGGATCATTGCTGGATTTCGCCAGTAACCTGACGGCTACCAGCTTACTCGGCCTGAGTCCGCAGCAGACATATCAGGAAATACTCGACCTGCAGGCAAGTCGCATTCCTTTCGATGTCGTAACAGGTAAGCGGCTGTACAGCAACATGCTGATCCGCGCGCTGGAAGTAACAACCGACAAGACGACCGAAAATGTCCTGTCTGCCGTTCTCACTCTGAGGGAAGTCATTATCTCGCAGACTCAGCAAATCACCGTTGCGGATAAAACCAACATGAAAGACGGGGCCAGCACGTCGGCGGTGCTGAATACTGGCAATAAAACCACAAAACCGCCAAATACCTCTTTATTGCAAAGTGGTGCGGCTTTACTGGGGCTTGGTTAATGGCGATTCAGGAAATACCGCTTACAGCGGATAACCAGCAGTTCAGCATCGTCCTAGGCGGTGTCACATGGCGGATTAGCATCTTATGGCGCGATCTGTACTGGATTATGGACCTGCGGAACGACAGAGGGGAGCCAGTAATCTCCGGTATTCCTCTCGTCACGGGTGCTGACCTGCTGGCGCAGTACGCCTATATGGGGCTTGGTTTTAAGCTGGTGTTGGTCTGCGATGACACCACACAGGATTATCCGACGAAAACCGACCTGGGCGGCCGCAGTCATTTACTGGTATCAACGGAGTAAGCATGTCACAAAACTGGATGAGACATTTCGAGCTGCAGCTCGTGGACGAGAACGGGCAGGGTATTGAGCTCAGTGATTTTAAAGTGACCTTTACGATCGACTGGTTCAACATCAGCAGCGCGTCACGCGTGGGAACGTTCAAAATCTATAACCTGTCAGCTGATACGGTCAATCGCATCACCGGACAGGAGTTTTCTAAGGTGCGGCTGATTGCGGGTTACGACGGTATTGCGCCAGAGGTATCGGCAAGCGATGTTGGAAAGGTACGGGAAGTCGACGCGGCGGATGTGGGGCAGAGTGATGGCCGCAACTACGGGCTGATTTTCAGCGGCGAAATTCGCTACTCGGTCACAGGAAAAGACAGCCCTATTGATTCCTATGTCCTGATTCAGGCAGCCGATACGGATCTGGCATTTGCCACCAGCATAACCTCGCAGACGCTGGCAGCCGGTTACACGGTAGCAGACGTGAACCGTGCGCTGATGAAAGACTTCGAGGCCAAAGGCGCGACCGAAGGCCTGACGCCTGAAATGCCTGCTACCGTATTCCCTCGAGGGCGGGTGCTGTTTGGTATGACTCGGCATCTTATGGATAACGTGGCCGGACAATGTGGCGCAACATGGCAGTTCGTGGACGGTCAACGCCAAATGGTGGCGAATAACGAATATGTTCACGACGCGATTGTACTCAACAGTGCCACCGGGCTTATCGGCATGCCGCAGCAGACTATCGGTAACGGCGTAAACGTCCGTGCGCTGATTAATCCGAACATCCGGGTTAACGGGCTCATTCAACTGGATCAGGCTTCCGTGTACCGCACCGCGCTGTCGAACAACGATATCGCGATGGCTGGTGGGCAGATCACCGACCAGAACACGGGCGGCAATATCACGCTCAGCGGTACCACGGCACAGCCTGCCAGCATTGCTACGGATGGCGTTTATATTGTGCGCGGGATTATGTACACTGGCGATACAAGGGGTCAGGCGTGGTACATGGATATGATGTGCGAAGCGCGTGGCGCGCAGGATATGCCATCCAGCGCTGCATTGCAGAGAGGATTATAGAAATGAAACGATGGATATTTTCATTGCTGGCGTTAGCGTCTGTTGCCGCAAGTGCAAACACCATAACGATGCAATGTGGCAACTTTCGTATGGACGCTATTCCTGATTCATTGTTTAAAATCAATGGCGAAACCGTCACGTCCCAAAAAGTTAAAATGTTGGGTAAAGATGGTACTGGCATGCAGATCAAAATGGGACTGATGCCTGCTAAAGATGGAAACAACTATGGGTTTGAGTATATCCATCGCCCTGGTGCTGAAACGCGCTTCCTGAACGTCCAACTTCTGCAGAACAGTATGGACGCGCCGAGAATCATAGGTTCCTTTCCTTGCAGGAAAATTAACTAATGAGCAATATGGAAGGAAAGTCTCAACTCATCAAGGATCAAGAAGATGAGTTGACTGAGAAAGCAGAGCTATTAATCAAACACCAAAAAGAACAATATGAATCTTCGGTCGAAAGGATTCGTCGACTTGAGGATAAAGCATTAAAGACATTTGGTTCTCTTAGCATTGTGATTACGGTTGCACTTCTTGTGGTTAGATATTGGTGGAAAGATATATTTCCCGAGCACTACACTCCTCTGCATGCTTTTTGTTGGTTTTTTCTTATTGTGTTTATTTCCACATGTTTTATTTCATGGGGGTTCGCTTTTAGTGCCATGCAATTACAGGACTTAGAATGTCCATCATCAGATGCAACAGAAATGGAAAGATTTTACATGGGTAATAAAATTTACAATTCTTTGTCAGCCTATGCAAAAGAATATTCTAGGCTGACAGATGTGGTAGATAAAAAACATATAGAAAAATCGAAAATCATTAATTTTTGTTTCGAATCTATGCTCTATAGTGCTTGGTCGTTTGTTTTTTTCTTAATCCTTGTTGTGATAATTAAACTTAATTAGTGAGGCTACGCATGGCAGAAAATACTAAGGGCAGTGTAAAACAAATAGTAAATAATCCACCAACAATAGAAGACAAAAAGTCTCATCAGGTATATACACCTTCAGAGCCAATTAGATACGATAGTTCTATTCCTGTTCCGGGGAGCAAGGTAGTTACAGAAAGCTACCAGCCACCACTTAGTAAAAAAGGTAAATGATAACGAACCCGCCACTAGGCGGGTTTTTTGCTTTCTGGAGCCTACAAAATGGCAGTATCTGACCAGACCCGCAGCGGCGACCTTGCCGAAACATTCAAATCTGAGCGGGAAACCACAAAGAACCAGATCCGTGTCGCCTTGCCTGGCATTATTCAGTCATTCGATCCTGATGCGGTTACGGCTACTGTGCAGCCTGCTATCCGTTACGTTGAAATCGATAACGACGGTAACCGGGTGACAAAACCTTACCCGCTGCTGGTGGATGTTCCTGTGGTATTCCCAACGGCCGGGGGAGTTACTTTAACGTTGCCGGTGAGCCCTGGCGATGAGTGCGAACTTAAGTTTCAGGACCGCTGTATTGATTTCTTCTGGCAAAACGGCGGAGTACAGGAACCTGTCGATGACCGCATACATGACCTGTCCGACGCCACCTGCTCTGTGGGCCAAATATCTCAGCCCAACAAAATTAAGAATGTCAGCACCACGTCGGCGCAGCTTCGAAGTGTTGATGGAAGTACGTATATCGACCTTAATCCGGATACGCAGAAAATTAAAATTGTGGCGCCGGGGGGCGTGGAGGTGGTTACCCCGCAGGCCGACTTCTCGGAGAAAGTCACTATTCACGGGCTCCTGTCCTGGATGTGTGGCATGGTGGGTTCTGTTGTCTCAGGCGTCGCATCCAAAATTACTGGCGCCGTCGAGTTTATCGGTACTGTCAAAGCAAACGGTAAATCTATCGACGATAAACACACTCACGGTGGTGTACAGCACGGCAACGATGATACGAATGAGGTGAACTGATGCGATACCGACGCGAAGATGCCGATGGTGATTACACCTTTGGCAGTGGCGATGATACCTGGCTGATTAACTCACCTGAGGCCGTGGCGCAGGCCGTGAAAACGCGATTCGAATTGTGGTACGGGCAATGGTTTCTCGACACAACAGAGGGGACACCGTGGATTCAGTCCGTACTGGGTAAGCAGAAGCCGGAAACCTACAATCTGGCGATCCGTAAGCACATCCTCGAAACGCGGGGCGTTAAATCCATCCTTTCTTTCAATACGACAGTGAACACTACGACGCGCCGCGTCCAGTTCTTCGCTGAAATCGACACTATCTACGGAACAACGACAGTAACCAGCGAGGCATAAATGGCCCTCAATTTGGACACACTCGGCTTATCGGCAACGGTAACCGCTGAGGGGATCAGTGCGCCTGATTACCAGACGATACTCGATACCCTGACGAGCTATTTCCAGCAGATTTATGGCAGAGATGCTTATCTGGAGCCAGACAGCAAAGACGGCCAGATGGTGGCGCTGGTGGCGCTGGCTATTCACGATGCCAATAACACAGCTATTTCCGTCTATAACTGCTTTTCACCTGCTACCGGGTACGGCGCAGCGCTGACCAGTAACGTAAAAATTAACGGTATCGCGCGCAAAGGGGAGACGAACTCTACCGTGGATCTTGTACTGACCGGTACCGCAGGGACAACCATCACTAATGGCACCGTAAAAGACACCAATAACGTGATCTGGCGTCTTCCTGCCTCGGTAGTTATTGGCGTTGATGGCACAGTTACGGTAACTGCTACCTGCTCAAACAGTGGAGCTGTAGCCGCGCTGACAGGGACCATCACTATCATCAACTCGCCAACCCGTGGCTGGACATCGGTAACAAACCCAACAGCGGCCACCGTAGGCGCACCAGCAGAAACAGACGCAGAGTTGCGCATCAGACAGGGGCAGAGCGTCGCGCTACCGTCCATCACACCGTTTGAGGGTGTCGACGGTGCGATAGCCAACGTCGCTGGCGTTACACGTCACAAACTCTACGAGAACGATACTGGCGCAACCGACAGTAACGGACTGCCGCCACACTCCATTTCCGCCATCGTCGATGGAGGTGATGTTACCGAGATAGCCCAGACAATCCGTGGAAACAAAGGGCAGGGAACTGCGACTTATGGGACAACCTCTGTCACGGTACCTGACACCTACGGTAACCCACACGTGATCAGCTTCTCGCGTTCTACTGATGTCCCAATTTATGGGCATATCACGCTGAAAGCCTTTGCTGGTTACACGTCGCAAATTGGTGTGCAGATTCAACAGGCAGTATCGGATTACATCAATGGGCTGACGATCGGTGATTCGGTTCTGCTGAGTCGCATTTACTCCCCGGCAAACCTGGGCGTGGTCAGTGGTGGCAGTGCTCGTTATTACGATATTCAGGAGCTGCTAATTGGCAAATCAGCCGAAACTGTAGCGGCGGCAAATATCAACATTGCATACAACGAGTCAGCATCCTGTAAGTCTGAAAACATTGCTCTAACGGTGACGTCATGAGCAAGTACACGGACTTAATCACCAACTATCACGCCACTAAGCCCAGGTTCTTTGATCACGTGGACCTGAGCACACGTCCATTGATTGATATCACGGCGGCCACCAGGGGACTGGTGAGCGCTTTTGATGTTGATACAGCGGTCGGTGTACAGCTGGATATTCTCGGTCTGTGGATCGGACGCAGTCGCATAGTCAGCCAGCCAATTAGCGGAGTTTATTTCAGTTGGGACACTGACGGGCTTGGGTATGACCAGGGTATCTGGCAAGGGCCATATGATCCTGATTCTGGCTATACGACGCTAAGCGATGAGACGTACCGCATCATTCTGAAAGCGAAAATCGCTATCAACAACTGGGACGGTCGGAACGACTCTCTGCCTCCCATCCTTGACGCTGCGACTGCAGGCTCAGGCCTGAGGATGCAAATTGTCGACAACCAGGACATGACGATATCGGTTTGGGTATTCCCCGAGACTGATATTTCTGATGTGTCTCTTGAACTGATTGCCGCTATCAAACAGGGCTATCTCACCGTTAAAGCTGCTGGCGTTTGGGCCGGTGATGTTGAAACTCCGGCGGTAGAAACACCGTCAGAAGGTTCTAAATTCTTTGGGTTTGATATGGATAACGAATACATCGGCGGGTTCGATGTTGGAGCATGGGGGACTTTACTCTGATGGCAACTAATGATTTCAAACCGTTCGCGACAGCTGCAAATGCTAACGTGACGGCACAAGCTGACTGGGAAGCGCTTCCGGCTCTTCTTTCTGGCTTTACGGCTGGCAAAGCGTCAAGCGCCCAGGTAAATAAAGCACTTCGCCAGGCCAGTTTTATTGCGGCTGCACTGGCACAGTACACTGCCAACAAAAGTGGTCAGGATGTGCTTGATGATGGTGACCTGAACGGGTTTATCTCCAAAATGGGAACCGCTTTTGGGAAGGATTTCCAGGCGCTTGACGCCACACTGACGGCATTGGCCGGGCTCGCAACCGGTGCAAATAAACTCCCGTATTTCACTGGAAATGATACAGCAGCGCAGACTGATTTAACTTCTGTAGGTCGTGACATTATCGGGAAAAATACTATTGCTGACATTCTCACATACCTTGGTTTGGGA